TAAATTCTGAATTAATAAGTTCATATCCAAGAAAATATGCAGCGTGGAAAGAATCAAATGGAGATCCAGAAAATGAGCCTAAACCGGAACAGTTTATTGTAAATGATATTACAATTGAAGCATTAGTAGATATTCACGGTAAAAACCCTAATTCTATGGGAATGTTTCGTGAAGAACTCGATGGATGGGTAAAAAACATGTCACGTTATTCGAACGGTTCAGATTTACCTTTTTGGCTAACTACATGGAGTGGAAAATCAGTTTCTATGAATCGTAAAAGCGGAAATTCTTATTTACCACGTCCATTTATTCCAATTTTAGGAGGTGTACAGCCGGCAATATTAGAAAGTTTTAGCACGGAAGAAAATAAAAGTAATGGGTTTCTTGACCGAATTTTACTTTGTTGCCCAGAAATAAAAATTGAAATGTATAACAGTAATGAAATGGATTTTACAGCAATTGAATATTACGACAATTGGGTATGTTCTTTTTATCGTAACATTTCTATGGATATTCGCAAAAATGAAGATGACGAAATTTTACCAAACAAGTATAAATTTGATGAAGCTGCAAAATATGAATGGGAAAAAATATACAACGAAATTTCTATTATGCAAAATAGCGATGAGGAAAATGAGTATATGAAATCTATGTTACCGAAACAAAAGTCATATATACCTAGATTTGCTCTTTTAATCCATTTAATGAATAGTTTTGATGAAATGAGTATTCCAGTGTTAATACCAAAAGAAACTGTCTTAAAATCGTTTGAATTAAGTAAGTACTTTATTAAACAGGCACAAAAAGTAAAGGTAAGCGCAAAAGAAACAAAATCAATCCAGGCAATAATAACTATAAATAAAGACTCTAGTCCTAGAGATATTTTTATGGCTATGTTGCAGAAAAAAGATAAAGTAAATTATACCAAGGTAGCGGAAATGTTAAACGTGACTCGCTCGACATTATACAACTGGACAAAGGAATATGAAAAAGTGTCAAATTAGATTTGACACTTTTTATACACTTTTTTGACACTTTTCAGCCGTTAAGCCTTATTATCATTAGTATTATACATATTATACAGTTATATTAATATAAATATATAAATATATAAAAATCACTATATTTAAATAGGGTTTTGGTAAAAGTGTCAAATTATACACTTTTTTACGTTAAACAATTATAAATCAACACTTTATGAAAAACAAAGTGTCAAATGTGTCAAATCAACTATACACTTATGAAAAACACTAACTGCAAACATTGCTATCTACCCTGCAAAGTAAAAGGTAAAACAGAATGCGACCAATACCAATCCATAGCCAACCGACCAGAACAATTAAAAATCGAAATTAAAGAAGCGTTTAAAATTGGTGATTATGAGAAGGGGAGGGAATTGCAGGAGGAGTTATTTAGAATGAATATGTATTAGAAACATTTTAATCCAAAACGGATTATATATCTAAATAACATTTGTATATTTGTACTCAGATAACAACAATTAAAAAATAGAAATTATGACAACTCAATTAGCAAAAAACTGGAATAGATTAGAAAGAAGTGAAAAATTAGAAATTATCGAAAATGCAATCGATATGAATAATACAAACGAAGGTTTTTTAATGTTAAGAATATACGCAAAAGATAATTCTATTTCAGCATATATTCAAAACAGTTTAGACAACCACCTTTGTTCAGAAGCTGTATCACAAAGCACTTTATTTACTTTGTTTGGTGAAGATCACGATTTTCAAGAAGAAGATGCGGAAATTATTTTAACGTGGATAGAAAATCAAATATAATGACCACAACAACCCAACAACTGCTTAAAACCCTAATCCAAAAATCAAAGCTCACAAACAAACAATACGCCATAAAACATAATATACTACCAACTACATTAGATCGTTACTTAAACGGCACTAGAATCATTTCATTGCAACGTTTGGAGTTGTTGGCTAAAGAAGATGGATTAATTATAAAAATAGAAGTGATATGATAAATGAAAAAGAAACAAAAGAAATGCTTAAACTAATTAAAAAAAGAGAAAGCGGATGGATGACAAAAAACGAATTAAAAAGATTAGATGAGTTAAAAACTAAACAAATAAAAAAATGAAATATCTATTACTTCACGAGGATTATATTTGTTTAAATATTAATCAAAAAATAAACGCTAAATCGCGTTATATAAAATATTCATTATAAAAATTGAAATATTATGAAACTAACAAAAAAATTTATTAAAGAAAACGCGGGAATGACTTTGAAAGAAACGTTTCCTGAGGTGTTTGAATCATTTACAGGATGGATGATTTGCGAAAGTAATAAATACATTGCTTATTTTGAAAAAGATAATTTAAAATATGGAATTATGGCAAGTGGTGATTGGTTTGAAAATTCAAATTATAAATTATCAAATTGCGCGGTTGATAGACCAGCCACACCACAAGAAATTCAAGACGCTTTAGAAAAAGAAGCGGTTAGGAGAGGGTTTAAGGAAGGTATTGAATATTTGTCACCAAGTAGTAGGATTGATAACATTTGTGACGGTAATTTTAATTTTAATAATGGAGATAATTGTTTATATTCAAATGGAATTGCAGTTTTTAACAATGGAATTTGGGCAACCATAATCCAAACAATCACAAAACAAGAAGCTGAGTAACGTTTAGGAATGAAAATAATTTATTATGGAAGCGAAAGATTTTAGGATTGGGAATTATGTACAATTTCCATCGGGTAGTATTTATAAAGTTGATATGCTTTATGATGATTTTTTAAGTTTACTTTATTGGACGCCAATTCCACTAACCGAAGAATGGTTATTGAAGTTTGGATTTGAAATAAAACAAGGGAGATTCGGAAATGAATATTTTGGTAAAATAAACTTATATACAGCAAGTGATAAAAAAATAGTTTTTTGTTATGATGGATATTTGAAAGGTATTAAATACGTCCACCAACTACAAAACTTATATTTTGCATTAACTGGAAATGAATTAACTTTATGAAAACATACCTAACAGCCTTACAAGCCATCGACAACACCAATGGCTTATTAAAACAATTCATTGGTCAAAATATTATGGCAAATAATTTTGACGAAGCTGAAGAAATATGCATCAATCAATATCCATTTTTAAGCGTATTAGGTGAAAAAATATGTGAGTATGATGAAAATATGAATGAAATTGATGTTAGTTTGAATTAATTTTGTACTTTCGTTAAATGATTCAGAAACTTGCATTAAAAGATACTTTTTGGAGAAAGACAGCTTTGATTATATGCAAGGATAAAATGTTATCTGATGACTTAGTCAACGATATGTATTTAAAGTTGTTTGATTGTCAAAAAGAAATTAACGATTTTTATGTAATTCGAACAATTAGAAATTTATTTTTAGATCACATTAAAAAAAATAATACAGTTTCGATTGATAGTTTTTATAATTTAGCAGAAAATAATAATACTTTTGAAGCCGATGATTACGAAAATTATATTATTCAAGAGTGCGAAAAACTATCTTATTTGCAAAATGGATTGTTAAAGGAAAGTTATGATTTATCAGTTAGACAGATTTCAGAAAAATATCAACACATAAATTACGGATTAATACATCGGGAACTTGATAAAGCAAGAAAAACAATTTTAGGAAACGATATTGATTTATATAAAAACAAACGTTTAAAAAATGGCAAGAAAAAAAAGTAAAGGATTAGGAGATACAATTGAAAAGATTATTCACGCAACCGGATTACAAATATTTGTTGATGGAAAAGATTGCGGATGTGAAAAGCGAAAAGAAAAGCTTAACGAGTTATTTCCGTATAGATTTAAAGCACGATGTTTGACAGAAGATGAATTTGTAAGTTGGAAGGAATTTAAATCGATTAGAACACTTACAATAAGTCGTGAACAAGTAAATTATATTTGTGAGTTATACGCAAGTGTATTTAATAGGCAGTTATGGTTTCCGTGTTCGAGCTGTAGTCCGAAGCCTTTGATAAGTATGATTGATAAATTAGACAAAGTTTATGAAAGTTATGAAAAAATTTAAATACTTTTTAGAAAAATCATTTTTAATTATATGTTTGCCTATGCTTTTATTAATGGCATTTAGTGAATATTTAATAGATAAATTATTAAGTTATGGCAGGTAGACCAAGAAATATAGATAGTCCAGAAACTTTATGGAATTTATTTCAAGAGTATATAGTTGATTTAAAATCAAAAGAAAATGAATGGCTTAAAGTTCAGTATGTTGGAAAAGAAGGGACTAGGGAAACCGATTCTTTAAAATTACCATTAACAATTGAAGGGTTTAAGCGTTATTGTTGGGATGTAGAAATAGGATGTGTCGAGCATTATTTTAAAAATACAGATAAGAAATACGAAGACTTTTGCCATATCTGTTCACGTATTAAAAATTCAATTAGAGAGAATCAAATAACAGGAGGTTTGGTTGGTGTTTTTAATCCAAGTATTACCCAACGTTTAAACGGATTAGCAGAACAATCAGAAGTTACTCAGAAAACTGAACAGCCATTATTTGGAGATTAATGTTTATATACACAACCGCAATAAAGAAACTTAGGGCAATTAAAGCTCGTATAAAAGTAATTCAAGGAGGCACGTCCGCAGGTAAAACCTATGGAATTGTGCCTTTACTTATTGATAAAGCTATAAAAGGACATAATCTAAAAATAACTATTGTTGCCGAAACATTGCCAGCAGTAAAAGAAGGGGCTTTGGATATTTTTAAAACTGTTATGTTTGATACTAACCGATGGATTGAAAAGAATTGGAACGCCTCTAGTTTAACCTATACATTCTATTCCAAAAGTAGGGTTCAATTTAAAAGTTATGATAGTGTAGGTAAGGCAAAGTCAGGAGGGAAAAGAGATATATTATTTTTAAACGAAGCAAATCACATTTCATTTGACATTGCCGATGCTTTAATGATACGATCCAAAGAAACTTGGATAGATTTTAACCCTGATAATGAATTTTGGGTACATACCGAAGTGTTGCCAGAACATAATAGCGAATTTTTATTACTTACTTATCACGATAATGAAGCATTGCCAGTTGAAACATTAGAAGATTTATTAATAAAACAATCAAAAGCCTTCTTTGATGTAAACAAAGATTGGAAAGACCAAAGCAATATTAAAAATGCGTATTGGGCCAACTGGTGCTATGTTTATATACTTGGTGAAATAGGTAATTTAGAAGGTGTAATATTCAATAACTGGAAAACAATAGATACCATCCCAGTTGAGGCGCGTTTAATTGGATACGGTTTAGATTTTGGATACTCAAACGATCCAACGGCAATAGTTGAAGTTTATAAATGGAATGATGTAAGGATTTTAAACGAGATTTGCTATCAAAAAGGATTAAGTAATTCAGACATAGCAAAGAAAATTGACACTAGAATGATTTGTTATTGTGATAGTGCAGAACCAAAATCAATAAGGGAACTTTCGGAAAATGGAGTCAATGCACGTCCAGTTACAAAAGGTAGTGATTCAATAAATTATGGCATTCAAATAATACAAAATAATGAATACTTAGTTACTTCAAAAAGTTTAAACATCATAACCGAGCTTAGAAAATATGCGTGGGATAAAGACAAAAAGACAGGCGATAAACTAAATAAGCCAATTGATAATTATAATCACGCTATGGATGCGTGGAGATACCACGAAATGGAATCTCTAGGACGTAAGATAACCCACGACATTCGATAATAACAATAATCAAATTTAATAGTTTAATAGTATGAAAATTACATTGCCAGAATCTATACAAGACATAACATTATATCAATTTCAATTGTATAATGAACTATTGGAACGTGATGACTTAGACGAATATAATTTCAACAAAAGAAAAATACAAATCTTTACCGGATTAGAACGTAATAGAATTGAATTGATAAGCGCAATTGATTACAAAGAAATCGCGGAACAAATTGACAAAGCATTAAATCAAGCCGTTGAATTTAAACCTACTTTTTTTATTAAAGACGTGGAGTTTGGGTTTATACCTAACTTAGATAAAATGACGCAAGGCGAGTTCATAGATGTTTCAAATTATGGAACGGACATAAAAGAAATGCATAAACTTATTGCAGTGTTATTTAGACCGATTAAAAATAATGATAGCTTAGGAAATTATGAAATCATAAATTATAAGGGTACAAAACAATATTCTGACATAATGAAACACACTCCATTATCAATTGTAAATGGCGCACTGGTTTTTTTTTCGAGTTTAGCCAACGAGTTAGTGAGTTATACAGCGAAATATATGGAGGCGGAACAAGCGAAGGAAAAAGTGCAGCAGACTACTTCGATAAATGGGGGTGGTATGCTACGATTGAAGAACTGGCTAAAGGTAAGATTTGGAAAATAGATTCTATATTAAAAATGAATGTACACGAGGTACATTTGTTCCTTTGTCATAAAATTGATAAGCAAAAATTGAAGCACAAGATAATGACTAAATCAAATAACAGTATTGAATTATGACACTATGGTTTAACAAAAAAGAAAACGGAATAAAAAAATATTGTAGCAAATCGATATCAATATTTTTTAGACCGAAACACTATAAATTACTTCAGTGTAAAAGTAATGGAGCTAGAAAAGAAAATAAAAAAGATACTTGTTATGATTTAAACATTTATTTTTTAGGAATCTTTTTAAGTTATACCAACTGGGATTTTAACAGATAAAAAAAATGAACCAACTAACAACGCTTTACATTTATCTTAAAGAATTAGCAGAAGCCGATAGCTTGGTTAATTCAGTAATGAAAACGGTGGACATTGATTTGAAAAAAGAAGTAATGTATCCTTTGGTAAATATCAATATTATATCAGGTGCATTTACTAACGGTCAAACAGTGCAGTTTAATATCGAATTAGCTTGTTTTAACCAAAGAGATATAAACAAGGAAGTAAATACAGATGATTTCTGGGGACAAGATAATGAAGTAGACAACCATAATTTAGCAATAGGAGTTTTGAATCGTATGTGGTTAAAAATGTATACAGACTTTGAAGACAATAATATAACATCTAGTGAAAACCCAACGTTTGAATTAGGGTCTTTTGAGGGTGCAAAATTAGTTGACGGGGCAAGATTGACTTTTACTATTGAAGTGCCTAATACTGAATTATCATTATGTCAGTAGTCGATGAATTAAATAAATTCGGTGCTTATGTACAACAACAAGCTAAAAGCAATCTTTCAAAAAAGAAAAAGAAGGACACGTCTAAGCTTTATAACGGCATTAATTATAAAACAACCGAAACAAAAGATGGTGCAATATTAAGTTTTGACTTTAAAGATGCCAACGATTATTGGGAGTTTGTAGATAAAGGGGTAAAAGGCGTTTCAAGTTCAGCAAAAGCGCCTAATAGTCCGTTTAAATTCGGAACAGGAACAGGTAAAAAAGGCGGTTTGACAAATGGTATCAATGGTTGGGTATCACGCAAAAGGATTCAATTTAAAGATAGGAGGTCAGGACAATTTTTATCCTATAAGTCAACCGCTTTTTTAATAATGCGATCTATTTGGAATAAAGGAATTGAAACGACTAACTTTTTTACCAAGCCTTTTGAAGCGGCATTTAAAAGATTACCAGACGATATTTATGCGGCTTATGGGTTAGAAGTTGAAAAACAAATTAAAATAGCTTTGAAATTATAATAGAGTAAGCCGAAAATCTAAAGAGTAGGTAAAATATATACACACAAAATTATGTTTGCACTTAGAACAATTATTGAAAAACGCCAATACAATAAAGCATTGGGTCATGAATATCAAATAATCGAAAGAGATGTTGAATACGAATACTTTTGCGATTTTTTTAAAGAAACATTTGGTTATAACCATGTGGCTGACTTGGATGACAATCCAGATAACTACACAAAAAATTGCTATGCCTTTGTAATTACCCAAGATTTTAAGCCTGTTCCACTTTATAAATTACAAAAAAATTATATAATGACCGAAAGCGGTAAAACTTTTTCAAACCTTACTTACAAATGATAAAATCATTATCGCCATATTATATAAACGTTTCGTTTAGAAGTCCTTTGACTTTGGAAATTTGTAACGCATACACTTTACAAATTTTTGTATGGGATGGATTAAAGAATAACCCACCATCAACACCTAGTTATTCGGTTACAAAACAAAACCCGTCTACATCATCAGGAATAGATAAAATAAATATAGCTCGTTTAGTAAATGACTATATTGATTTTACAGCACAAACAATTACAGGAACAGGAATGTATGACGGTAACAATCAAAGATGGATTAAAACTCAATTGATATACACAACTACAAATGAATTAGACTTAAATTTAATTCAATTGCCAATGACTGTTTTAATGACTCAAGGATACGGTTATGGATTAGACGGTGAAAATTCACAAACACCAACAAACAAAATATTACTTTCTGGAAACGAATTTAAAGTTAGTAGAAACGGTTTTTTTGTTTTGCCTATTTTAATTGATGAGCAAGAAGATGTTAACGAAATAGTATTAACCGATGTAGTGGTAATAAGCGAAAGTACATTTTCTTATTCGTTCACTTCTACATTTGCATTTACTCAACTGTATAGCGAAGTAAGGCCATACGGAGGCGATACTTGGTCAGTACCATTGTTATTTACCGGAATAGATTCGCCACAAACTAGAGTAGTTTCTTTGGGTGGTTTTGAAACTAGAATATTTGCTTATAATGAAAGTACAGGAAACAATATTTATTCAAACATATTCACTTACTTATGATAACTATTAAATCCTATCCAAATTTAGAAATAGATATTTCGTTTACCGAGCCAATAACTAGGTTGAGTTCTGAAATGGTGCAAAATGTATGTGTTGATTTGTCGGACGCTCCAAATGAGGAATACATAGAGATAGTTTATAATGGAGTAACTACAACTTTGTTAATTACAGACGAATGTAGATATACGCCTATTGATATATTTTTCCAAAATAAAGAAGGCGCGATGCAAACGCTAACTTTTTTTAAGGCGAAAACAGAATCGATGTCGGTCACTAGCGAAAGTTTTGAAAGCGATAGAGGGCAGCCTATTGAAGGAAATCATCAAATGATTACTTACAACGTACAGGCTAATTATAAGTTTAAAATGAATAGCGGCTTTGTAGACGAAGCAATGAATGAAACATTTAAACAATTGTTTTTAAGTGAGCGTGTTTGGCAGTTTGACGGTGCAAATTATATTCCTTTAAAATTAGGTTCTAAAATTTTTGAATATAAAACACGAATGAAAGACCGTTTAATTAATTATGAGATTGAATTTGAATATGCGTTTAATGAAATAAATAATATCTAAATGGTTGCGAAAATTTATATCGGAAATGACAGATTGGATTTATTCAAAAGTGAAAATATTGAAGTTAGTTCAAGCGTTGCAAGTATAAATGATATTACAAAAAACTTAACTGATTTTGCTAGAGGATTTACAGTTCCGGCAACGCATAATAATAATCGTATTTTTAAACATTACTATGATGCTAATATTGACAATGCTTTTGATGCTCGTATAAAACACAATGGAAGGATTGAATTAGATGGATTGCCTTTTAAGTTTGGAAAATTTAGTCTTAAAAGCGTTAGTATAAAACAAGGGCGTCCATACGCATATACGGTTGATTTTACAGGAAATCTTATTTCGTTAAAAGACAAATTAAAAAACTACGAATTAAAAGATTTAAATTTAACCGCTTATAATCATACATATAATTCTACAAATGTAAAAACAGGTTTAACATCTTCGCTATTTGGAGGCGCAATCGTTTATAATTTATTTTCTAAAAAACAATTATATTATAGATCCGGAAGCGAAAACATAAACACCGATACATTAGCAAACATAGCATATACAGGCGGTGCGAATACAGGGGTTAATTGGGATTTATTAAGACCGTCAGTACAATTATTAAAAGTTATCGAAGCTATTGAAAATGATTTCAATATAACTTTTACACGTGATTTTTTTGGCACAACCGAGTTTCAAAATTTATATTTATGGGTGAATAATTCTGACAACTTAATTAATAGTAATCAGGTTAGAATTAATTTTACAAACATCGGGTCTATTGGCAGCAATGCGGGGATCATTGATTTAGTAGAAGATACGTTTACACCCGGAGGGAAAAGAATTTATTCTTTAATTGAAATTACACCGAGTGCAGGTTATGAAAGCGTGCCTTATAAAGTACAAAAATACGATTCCGGTACGCCTTCTGGTTATTTTTCAAATGTAACCGGTACGCAAAGTTTATTTTTCCCAGTTGAGAGAAATTCAGGAATAAATTATAGTTGGTATGTTACGGCAAATGAAGAATTTAAATTTACTTCTAAATTAACCATTGAGTTTTATTATGAGTCTTATAACGGGGTTGCGTCATTTCCTGAACAAACCGTATCGGGTCAATTTAATTTGTCATTAAACTTTCCTAAATTAAAGTTGATTGACTTTTTAAACGGATTGTTTAAAATGTTTAAATTGATTGTTATTGCAGATGAATATGATAATATTTATATAGACACCTTTAATAATTATTATGCGTCAGGTGTAGTTTATAATATTTCTAGATATGTTAAAACTGATTCTTTGGATGTGTCGCGTGGCAACTTATTAAATGAAATTAAGTTTAATTTCAAAGAACCTAAAACGCTTCTAAATTCGCAATTTAAGATCAACACAGGTTTAAGTTATGGTGACGAAGAAACCTTATTAACAGACGACGGTACGCCAAGTGGCACACCATTAGAAGGTGAAAGTTTAACAGTAGAAGTACCTTTCGAGCAGGTTATTTATGAAAGATTAGTAGATTTAAATGACAGCGTGCAAACTAATATTATGTACGGAGGCATTTTTAACGATAAAATTGAGCCGGTAAGTCCAGACGTACATATATTTTACAACATCAACTATCCAATAGGCACAAAAACAATAGGATATATCAACGACGTTTTAGTAAAAGAGGAATTAAACGGTAATATAAACACGCCTTCGCATTCAATTGACTTTGTTTTACCTAGTTATAACCTTGTTTTTGGGATTGAGAATAACGAATGGAACAACGAGGCAAGCGAAAACACGCTATATTCAAACTATTATAAGCAATACATAGAGTCAATTTTTAATATTAAAAGACGATCATTTGCTTTTAAAGCTATTTTACCATTAAGAATATTATTGAAGTTAAAGTTAAATGATATTTTAGAAATAAAAAACAATTACTATCGTATTGATAATTACAACTTAAATTTATTAACCCGTGAAATATCATTGAATTTAATTAATTCGTTTGATACAGTAATAAATGGTTTCACATCTTCGCTATCTGAATTATACGCAGACTATCGCGCACAAGTTCAAACAGTGTCCGTAACAAACATGGGTAATCCTAGTTTTAATGATTATGGGGCCACATGGTTAAATATAACTTACGAGGGTAATAATGTATATTATACTTTTACAGAAAATACAGGCGCAACACGAACTACAAATACAACTATTACTAATTTAGATACATTACAAACAATAGACATTTTCGTAACACAAACAGGAATATGATAGCTGAAATTATAAAATTATTACAATCAAATCCATTTTATGGAGCTGGTAAATTTACCGAGATTGCAAAAGGACAAAATGAAATTGATAATATATTAAGAAAGATATGGCGATCACTAAAGAAATAAATATAGTTGTTAAAGAAACTGGATTAGATACAGTTCAAAAGCAAGTCAATAAATTAGATTCGTCTTTAGAGAATCTAAGCGATACGCAGGAAGGCTTGGCAAAATCCATGCAGGGATCTAGTAATTCTGTTTTAGAAAACGGGGGTGCTATGGGATTGCTTAATGATGCAACTGGAGGTTTAGCGATGACTGTTAAGGATGCAGTGGAGGCTTCTGTTCTATTCACTAAATCACAAAAAGCAAGTGCGTTGTGGCAAGGTATTTACACAACAGTTGTCGGTACTTCTACAGGCGCAATGAAAGCGTTTAGGATTGCTTTGGCCGCTACAGGAATTGGTTTAATCGTAATTGGTTTAGGTTTGTTAATCGCTAACTTTGACAAGGTCAAGAAAGTTGTTTTGAATTTAGTTCCTGGACTTTCAATGATTGGTGATTTATTTAATTCATTAGTTGAAACGGTCACGGATTTTGTCGGGGCAACTTCGGATGCTTCGCGTGAATTGGATAAATTAGGCAAGCAAGCAGAAACAACTTTGGCAAATAATAAATTTGCCTTAGAAGCTTATGGCGATACTTATGACCAATATACAAAGCGTAAAATTGATGCTAACTCAAAATATGCTCAACAAGTAAAAGACATTAATGAAGATGAAACGTTAAGCGAAAAACAAAAACTTGAAAGATTAAAAATACTTCGCGAAACTGCAAACCGCGAAATTGTAAAATCTGAAACAGATAGAAATTCAGAGTTAGCAAAAAAACGAAAAGATGCTCAAGATAAAATAAACGAAGAAAATAAAGCAGCGTCTGAAAAAGCTAAACAGGATAAAATAAAAGCCGATGAAGAAGCTAAAAAAGCATTAGAAGAAAAAATTAAAAAAGACGCGCAAAAGTCATTTGAAATAAACGAACAAGCGAAACAAGACGCGGCAGACGTTGCTGATTATAAAAATAAAAAAGCAGAGGAGCAGGCTAAAAAAGAAGAGGAAGCAGGGGCAAATAAAATGGCGCGTATTCAAGGTGAGTACGACGCAGAAAAGAAATTAGCCGATGATAAATTACTTTTAGAAAACCAAGTTAAGGACGCAAAGTTTGATATAGCAAATAACACTTTGCAAATGATAGGTATGTTTGCTAAAAAAGGAAGTAAACTAGCAAAAGGAGTTGCAGTAGCGCAAGCCACAATGTCGACATATCAAGGCATCAACAATGCATTTTCTGCACCTTCAACAATTCCAGAACCTTTTGGAACAGCTTTCAGGATTTCAAATGCGGCTATGATTGGGGCAAGTGGCTTTATGAATGTTAAGAATATTTTAGGAACAGATGAAAGTGGAGGCGGTTCGTCAAGTGGAGGGCGTGGAAATATGCAACAAGCAAGTGCACCATCATTCAATTTAGTTCAAGGTACTGGAAGTAATCAAGTTGCAAGTTCAATTAATACGCAACAACCTATTGAGGCTTTTGTAGTTTCTAAAAATGTTACTAGCAGTCAGGAATTGGACAGGAATATTATTAAGAGTGCAAGTTTGTAACAATACATTAACTATTTAGTTTAATTATAAATAACAATAATGAAAACCTACCAAGCAAAATATAACCCGCTATTAAACAAAGGAGTCTACGGAATTTCTTTAGTTGAGAACCCAGCAATGGAGGGTTTATTTATTGCGTTGTCGAAAGATGAAGTTATTCAATTTAAGACAGTTGACGAAGAACAACATATTTTAATGGGCTTAGTATTAGAGCCAAATAAGCCTATTTATCGTAATCAAAATGGCGAAGAGTTCAATATTGTTTTTAATGAGGAAACTATAAAAGATTTATCTTATGGGTTCTTTAAAAATAATTCTCACTCAAACAGCACAATTGAACACGACATAGACCAAAATATTAAAGGCGTTACGTTTACTGAAAGTTGGATAGTTGAAAACCCGACCAATGATAAAAGCAATAATTTTGGTTTTAGTTATCCTAAAGGATCTTGGGTTGCGGTTATGAAAGTTGATAGTGACGAAGTTTGGAATGATTATGTTAAGACTGGAAAAGTGCAAGGTTTTTCAATCGATGCAATGCTTTCGCTAGAAGAAGTAAATTTAAAATCAAATATAGAAATGAGTAAAGAGATTAGTTTATTAGAAAAAATTCTCTTAGCATTGACACCAACAAAGCAAGCCGATGTAAAACTCGGATCTATGATGCTTGCGGATGGAAGTGTTAAGATTGAATTTGAAGGCGAAGAAATGAAAGTCGGAGATGCTATTTGGGTAGTTGCCGAAGACGGTACAAAAGTACCAGTACCAGTTGGCGAACATCCTTTGGAAGACGGAACTATTTTAATTGTAACCGTTGAGGGGGTTGTTGGAGAAATTAAACCAGCATCAACCGAAGAAGAAACTCCAGCACCAGTAGTTGAGGCAGGCGAAGATGGCAAAGTTTCAAACGACGCTAAAATTGCAAGTGAAATCGAAAGTGCAATCAAAAGTATTTTGATTAAATACACATCGCAGGAAAAAGAAATTGCAGAATTAAAAGAAACGGTAGCTGAATTGTCAAAACAACCAGCAAGTAAACCAATTAACGGAACACCGGTACAGGTTGATTTTTCAAAAATGACACCAAAAGAAAGAATTTTAAACACAATCAATAAACACAAAAATTAATTATGGCAACTACAGTAACAGTAACTTCCAACTATGCAGGCAAAGAAGCTGGCGAAATAGTTGGACAAGCATTTAAGGAAGCGGATACAATCGCAAAAGGATTTGTAACCGTATTTCCAAACGTAAACTTTAAATTGAATTTGAGAAAAATTCTTTTGACAGGTGGAAAAAGAGAATACACTTGTGGACACGTTCCAACGGGTGCAATTACATTGAGCGAAAAAGTTTTAGAACCTAAAAAATTTAAAGACGATTTTGAAATTTGTAAAGAAGATTTCAGAGCACAATGGAGCGAAGAGTCAATGGGAGCAAGTGCACACAATGACAACGCGCCAAAGGATATTATGGACGCAATCCTTGTTGAAAAACTAGGACAAACATCCGAGGAGTTAGATGATAATATTTGGAACGGAGACGGTACAAATGCAGACGAGTTCGACGGTTTCTTGAAACTGTTCGCAGCTGATGCAACAGTAGTAGATGTTGATTTGACAAGTCCAGTTACTGAGGCAAACATCGAGGCTAATTTAAAATTGGCATTGGCAGCAATTCCAGTAGAACTAAGAAGAAAAAATTTGAAAATTGGAGTTTCTAGCGATATTTTCCAAATCTATACTTTCTTTTTGATTTCAAAAGGATTGGCAAATGGATTAGGTGGAGATGCAAACACAGGAATGAAAATTGGTAAATACACTTTGGAAGAAATAAATGGATTACCAGCTGAAACAATTGTAATTGCAGAGCCAAAACAATTGATCTTTGGAACTGGTTTGTTAGCAGATCACAACGAAGTTAGATTGGTTGATCAAGACGACACAATGTTAAACGGTAAAATTATTGGTACAATGGTTTATAATGCTGGAGTTCAGTATTACAACGGTGCCGAAATAGTTTGGGCTAGACCAATCGCGTAGTTAAACAAAACAAGTAACAAAGGCGGTTTAGTTGCCGCCTTTAATCTAAATATATAATTATGGCTTGTGATTTAACAGCAGGAAGGGCAAAATCTTGTAAACAAGGCTTGGGGGGTTTAGGAAAACTTTATCTTTTTAACTTTGTAGAAGATCCATTTACAGTATTGGCAGGAGTTGCAACCGCAATAAATCCTTTACTCACAACGGTATTTGAATATGAATTAGAAGGTGACGGTAATAATGTTTCCGAAAGCGAAGTCCCTGATAGAAATACAGGAACAACCGTAAACACTCAAACAAGTACTTTTGTCTTGAAAAAAATTGATGCGGTTACGTCTGCTCAAATGAATCTATTAGCCTATGGTTTTCCAATGGCAGTAGTAAAAGACCGTAACGGAATTTATCACGCAATCGGAATTGACGATGGTATTGATTTTACAGTGGTTCAATCTACCGGGGGCGCAAAAGCTGAACTAAACGGATATACATTGACAGGTGTTTCTACTTCTGGAAGTTTGTCTCCTAAATTAGATACAGCAACTATTGCAGCTTTTTTAGCTTTGGTTTAATAACTTTTTTATTAGTAATTTTTTTAAAACCCTATTTGTAACAAAATAGGGTTTTATTTGTTTAATAGTATGATACATTTATTACCTATAAATATAACTCACGGTTTTAATTTTATACCTAGATTTATTCCCAGTGGTGAATTAATATTACAATTATATAAAGAAGAAACTCAACAATTTCAAATAGTTGATAATATATACGTTTATGCAAATGGATTAGCGACAATTACTTTTGATTTAAATGTATTTGAAAACGACAAGTTTCAAGTTAAAATAATTCAAGGTACTGATGTTATTTATAGAGATAAAATATTTGTAACATCACAAAATACACAGGAATTTAAAGCAACAAAAGACCATTACTATTATGAGTAACGATATAAGACTATTGCAATTAAGTAATTATGTACGACCAAAATTAGAGGAAAACAAATCTAAAAATTGGGTATTGAACGGTAAAAATAACTCGTTCTATCAATACATAATAGATCGTTTTAATGGTTCGCCTACAAATGCAGCTATTATAGATAGTTACTCTAATCTTATCTATGGAAATGGACTACGTTCAAAAAATAATAATACAAGTGCGTGGATTAATTTTGTATCAATATTAAGACCAAAAGAAGTTCGTAAAATAGTATCTGATTTTGAATTGTTTGGAGAGGCTTCTTTTCAAGTTATCAAAGCAAAAGACCGTAAAAAATTAGGTGCAATTTATCATATTCCAAAACAACAAATTGTTCCATCTTTAGAAAATGAAGAGGGGGTAATAGAAGGATATTGGCATTCAAAAGATTGGAGTAATACTCAAAAATATACACCAGTTTATTATCCTGCTTTCGGAACTTCAAAAGAAGAAATAGAAATTTATTGCATTAAACCGTATAAAGCCGGTAAAAACTATTTTAGCGATCCTGATTATTTAAGCGCGTTGCCTTATGCCGAAATGGAAGAGGAATTGGCAAATTTTTATATTAATTGTATAAAGAATGGATTGAGCGCAGGTTATATTATTCAAGTGCCAGATGGAGGAACAAGAACTCCAGAAGAAAAAGATGATTTTGAAAAAAAGATAAAGGCAAAAAGAACAGGTTCTCCAAGCGCAATGAGTTTTATTTTAGATTTTTACAGCGGAGATAAGCCTATTGATGTAGTTGAATTTCCCGTAAATCAAAAACAGCACCAACAATGGGAATATTTGACAGCCGAAAGTAGACAGCAAATAATGACAGGGCATAAAGTTGTAAGCCCTAAATTATTTGGCATTATGTCAGACGGTGGATTTGGAAATAATGCAAACGAACTTGATGAGGCAGAGGCTCAATTAATGAAACGCGTTATACAACCAAAACAAACTCCAATTACAGAAGCATTTGAGGAAGTAATTAATTTTTATGGCATTATATTAGATTTATATTTTGCACCGCTTACAGAACCTAAAACAATTCAATTACATTCACATGATGAAAAAAAAAAGATTGATTTAGATTTATATGGTGAAGATGAAAATCTTGACAAATATGAATTAATCGAAGTTAAGGCAGTTGATTATGAAGAAGAGGATAGATTAGAATTAGCATCTGTAAGCACTGGAGTAGCGAAACCAAATACAAAATCAAAGTTTGACACGGATTATTATATTTATCGTTATCGATACGCAGGAAATTCAAGTCCAGAGCGTCCATTTTGTAAAGAAATGATGCGAAGAAATAAGATTTATAGACGTGAGGATATAGATTTGATGGGTGAAAACAATGTTAATCCGGGATTCGGACAGCATCCAACACCAAACGAGCCTTATTCTATTTGGAAATATAAAGGGGGCGGGTTGTTAAGTGATAATTTTACAGGTGGAACTTGTAAACATTATTGGGAAAAGTTAACATATCGTAAAAAAGGCGTAAAAGTAGACGTTAATAATCCTAAAAACGAACCAAAAGAAAGTAGAGCATCAGGAATAGCGGGAATAGCACCACACGAAATTTAATATTATGGCAGAATTATTATTTATTACCCCTGAGGAACTTACGAAATCCACTATACTTAGCGGGAATACAGACACGGACAAATATTTGTTCTGTATTCTTGACGCTCAAATTTCTGTTATTGAACCGTTGTTGGGAAGTTTGTTGTATGACAAAATAAAATCCGATATTGAAGGTGTTGGGTTAGCTGGTTTGTATCTAGAATTACACACGGATTTCGTGAAGCCAATTACAAAAAACGAGGCAATAGCACAATACATCGAAATAGCCTCTTATATGGTAGACAATGGAGGTATATACAAACACACTGGCGATAAAATAGAAGTGGTCGACAAAAATGAAGCGCAATATTTAGCAGGTAAATATCATAATTTAGCACAAATGTATATTGGACGTTTCAATAAATGGATTTGTAAAAACACAATTGAGGAATATAAAGTTTGTCAAGATGAAGTGAACGCTCAAAAAGTTAAAACATCGTTTGGATGGAAATTGTAAATGGATATAATCGAAAATGCAAAGATAGTTTAGCCGGTGTTAAAAAGATATGGATTTGTAAATATCAAAAATACAATCGAAGCCAAATTATAATAGACAGTAATTATCTTATAACTTTTCCTGACACCTTTATTTATTCGTTTCATTCAGTTGAGCCTAGTTCATTAAATGAGTCACAAGAACAAAGCGAAGGAGGAAAATTTTACAATCAAAACATATCATTGATATTTAAAGGCGCGGATGCTTTTGAATTAGAATTATTAAACTATTTAAATTACCGTATTTTAATACTAGATAACAATGGTTTATATCGTATTTTAGGACTATACAACGGATTAGAAAGTAGTGGGATTACATACGAAACCGGACAATCAAAAAATAGCTTAAACGGTTTTAGAATATCATTTACAGGACGTGAAGAAAAAGGAAGTTTCTTTATTGAAAATTTATTAGATTCTGGATTTATAGAATCAAATCCTTTTGAATTTAATCTTCTATTTGAAAATAATAATTTCTTTTTATTAGAAAACAACGACAATTTAATTACGCAAAATGGCTAATAGAAAATTAACAGTAATACCGGAATTAACAGCTATTTCAGATGATGATTTAGGATATGCGGTTGATGTATCTGACACAAGCGAAAGTCCAAACGGAACAAGCAAAAGGGTAAAATATTCAAGATTAAAAGCTTTTCTTAAACCTTATTTTGATACACTATATGAGGCTTCTCTTTCATTTGTTCCAGATAATAGAGACAATAAACAAAACTCATTGACGGTTGATGGAACAGCTACGAAATACCCAACAGTTGACGCGGTTAATGCTGCAATAGTTGGATTTACAACTCAAGTAACATCTTTACGCTTCGCAGGATCAGGACAAGGTTATACAATACCAACAGGGGCAACAGCTTTAAAAGGATGGATTAATGATGCTCCACAACATAAAGAAATGACAGGTTTTGAAAGTGATTTAAACACATTTACACAATCGGGTGCAATAGTCACATTTAAAAAAACAATTACAGCAGGACAACGAATAATTATAGACTTTTACTTATGAAACATTTACTTTTTTTACTTTTTTCAATAGCAACGTTTGGCCAAGTTTCCACAGGACAAGAAACGCCATTTGATTACGGAATACAAAACACAGCCGCGCAATTAGTTGGTAATTCTGACTATGTAGTGACTCAAGGCAATGATGGTACGTATGGAAAATACATTTTTAATTTAAATAACATCGACAAAAAGCAATATTTGTCTACTGGTTTAATTAAAAACGGTGCAATTTCCATAAATGCGGACCCGACAAAATATAATATTAGTGCAGGAATTGGAGTAATCACAAATTATGATAATCCAGAAAGCCCAACATGTACTATTGTTAATTTTGCAGCTATAACCGGGAAAACTCCAACTTATTTAACCACTGGGAATATCACTTATATCGCGATTAATTCAAGTGGCGCAGTAGTTGAGCAAGCTAATGCATTTACCACAACACAAAGAAGGGATTTGATTATATTGGGTGCGGTTATACACTCTAATTTAACTACAATTAATGTTGTAAATAATATAAGCGCGCCAACAAATTCAGACACAAACCAATTACATGATTTAATGTCATACATTGGGGCGTTAAATTTAACAGGAAATAAATATACGGCTAACGGTGCAAATTTAAGCTTAGACAAAAGCGCAGGAAGTATATTCAAGCCGGGGGTTAATTTTGCTAATGATTGGAAGAAACCGCATGAATTAGACGAGGCTTTACAAACATTACTTACTTTTAGATATAGACTTTCAGGCGGCACGGAAGGAAGTGATACAACTGTTTTAAATCCTGCCGTATATGAAAGTGGAGGCGTTTATATTGCTGTACCTTCCAATAAATTTACAATTCAAACGGTTACGATGTTTCAAACCGGATTGACGCGCATACAACCGGGGCAAAATATTTATAATTCACTTGCCGAAGCTGAAAATGCAATATTAACCCGTGCTTTTGTAGTTGAGAGTAATATCGCAATGAATGGCATTACTCGCGCTTACATCATCTTACGTAATTCAACAACGTCACTACAAAATGTAAGTGATGCAAAAATAATTGAAGCCCAAAAATTTGGAGGCGTTGCAAGTGGAGGCGTTGCCTTGACTGACACGGCAATTATTGCAGCTTTAGGATATACGCCTGCAAATGATATTGACGTAGTTCACAAAACAGGGACTGAAATAATACCGGGTGAAAAAACATTTACAGCTGGTATTAAGGTGTACAATACTCTTTTAACAGATGAAAATGTATCTATTTTACCTGGTGAAATTAGAATATCAAAATACGCAATCGAAGACCCTGCAATTATAAAAGCGGACAATTTAACTGATGCTAGAACTTTTCAGTTTCCTGATACAAGCGGAACAGTTGCGTTGACCTCTAATTTAACATCTTACCAGCCACTGCTTGTTTCGGGAACTAATATTAAAACAATTAACGGCACGTCTTTATTAGGAAGTGGCGACATTTCTATTAGTGGCGGCGGGGGTGATATGACTACAAACACATCACAAGTAGTGACTGGAGCAAAGTCTTTTAGAGATGGAAAATTAATCTTAGACCCTAATAATATAGCGGCTGAAAAGGTTAATCTATCAGCAAGAACAGGACTTAGTATTCCCTTTCCGGTTCCATATTTCACGCCAACACAAAACGACACGCCTATTGCTTTTGATGTCTTTCCAAAAGGAAATGCTTCTAATGCATATTCTGGTTCTCCTGATTTAGGCGTGGCTTGGGTAGATATATGCGGAACAGATATAGTTGCGGATGGAGTGAATTATGAAAGTTTAAGACTTGGTTTTTTTAAAAATGGATATGCAAATGTTACAACGGCAAAAGGAGGAACAGGAACTTTACGCCCCTTGGTATTGCAAATTAACGGAGCCCCTTTAGGGATAGGAGTAACTAATCCGGCGAATGATTTACAAGTTGGCAGTACTTCAACAGGTGGGGCCACAACTACTCCAAAAACTATTTCTATAGGAAACTCATACAGCAGTACTCCAGGACTTTATCCTAAGCTAAAAATATATGATGATGGATCGACTGTATTCGGGATAGGGGTTACGGCTAACGCAATGGAATTTATTACAGTCGCTAATAAATCGTATGATTTTTACTCTGCCGGGGTGAAAAAAGCAAGTATCTCGTCAACGGGCGGATTTGTATCGGGTGCACCTATCCGTTTAAAAAATTACACCGTCGCAACATTACCAACTGGTGTACAAGGAGATACAGCATACGTAACTGATGCAACTGCACCAACTTATTTGGGGGTACTTATCGGAGGTGGTTCGATAGTAACTCCGGTATTTTACAACGGTACTGCTTGGGTGTCACATTAACAATTAGAAACTTTAAAACTAAATAGATTATGAAAGATTGGAGAACAACATTAGCGGGATTGCTTACTGGATTACCATTTGCAATAGACTCATTATTACAAGCCTATACGGCTGGGTATTTTACAGATAAAACGGGATGGACATTGTTTGGTTCATTGGCTTGGATTCTGGTAACTGCATTGGTTAAGGATTCTAAAAAAATCGAACCTAAAAACATTAATGCAACGGATAACGAATTAATTGGAGATAGGCCAAATGACCGTTAATAAATTATTATGGGTAGCTACGATTATTTCGCTAGCTACCTTTCAATTATGGCATTATTTACCAAAGGGTAGTTTCTACATTGGTATAGCTATATTTTTTATGATAATTTCAACGGTTATTTTCATACAAAATAGCAAATTATTCATTTCTTTTTTCTTACTTTGTATAGCGGCTAATAACTTACTAGATGAGTTATTTTTTGAACCGACAATTTACGGGCTAAAT